TGTCTTAATCGCTTGCTGGGTCAGGTGCAGGCGCTGGCGTATGATGATGAGCTGGGGCGGCTGGTGCTGGGTACACCCGGAAGTGCCAAAGCCGTCACCGCGCTGGTGCTGGGGGATAATATCCTGTCCTGTGATACCGAACGTAGCGTGCGCGACCGCTTCTCCAGCTATCTTGTCACCGGGCAGCGTCCTGGCACTGACGATGATTTTGGCGAAGCTACGATTGCCGCTATTCGCCAGAGTACCACTGATTCTGGCGTAACCCGCTATCGACCTCATACTCTCCAGCAGTCCGGCACGGCCACTACCGATAGTTGCAAATCCCGCTGTGAATTCGAGGCGCGTCAGCGTGCAGCTAAAACGCAGGAGACAACCTACACCGTACAGGGCTGGCGGCAGGGTAACGGGGAGTTGTGGAAACCAAATCAGTCTGTGGTTGTTTATGACCCACTGAATGGTTTTGATAATGAAACGCTGGTGATCGCCGAGGTGACTTACAGCCAGGACAATAACGGGACGATCACTGAAATCAGGGTTGGGCCGTCTGATGCTTATCTGCCTGAGCCGACAAAACCAAAGGCGAAGAAAAAGAACAGTGGGGGAAGCGATTTCTGATGAATAACTCCCTGCAGAATATTGTAACCCGCGCGGTTATTACCGTACTTGATACCGCAAAAAAATGCCAGGTGGCAGGGCTGAAGCTCATTGCCGGTGACACCAAAGAAGGGGTTGAGCATCTTGAACCCTATGGTTTTACTTCCGCTGCGCAAAACGGCGCTGAGGCAGTAGTGCTGTTTCCCGGCGGTGACCGCTCCCACGGCATGGCGATTATTGTTGCTGACAGGCGGTACCGGCTTAAAGGTCTTGCCCGCGGCGAGGTTGCCATTTATGACGACCAGGGCCAGTCCGTTACCTTAACCCGCACCGGGATTGTTGTTGATGGTGGCGGGAAGACAATTGTGTTCAAAAATGCCCCTAACGCCCGCTTTGAAATGCCGATCGAATCTACTGGCGACATCAAAGATAACTGCGATGATAGCGGTAAAACGATGGCTCAAATGCGCGTGACGTATAACGGTCACACACATAAAGAAAACGGCGACGGTGGTGGAACGACCAACAAGCCAGACCAACCCATGAGCTGACATTATGATTCTCTATGTAAATGGAATCCAGAAGGATGCCACGGTTCCGCTCGACCTTTTGACGCGCGCCGTGGTTATTTCTCTTTTCACGTGGCGCCGTGCTGAGCGGGACGATAAAACCCCGCAGCCATACGGCTGGTGGGGCGACACGTGGCCCACAGTTCAGAATGACCGTATTGGCTCCCGCCTGTATCTGCTGAAACGACGGAAACTTACCAACAAAACCCCGCAGGATGCCCGCGAATACATGCAGCAGGCGCTGTCGTGGATGACTGAGGACGGTGTGGCGGCGCGCATTGATGTGACCTCTGAGCGTACAGGAATCGACACACTGGCCGCTGGCGTAGCTGTTTATCAGCGAGACGGGGCTATTCACAATATTACCTTTGATGATATCTGGAGTGAACTGAATGGCTGACAGTCAATTTGCACGCCCTGAACTCCCGCAACTGATCGCCACTATTCGCAGCGATTTACTGACCCGCTTTCAGCAGGATGCGGTACTGAGGCGCATGGATGCCGAAGTTTATGGAAGGGCGCAGGCCGCCGCGGTACATACGCTGTATGGCTACCTGGATTATCTGGCACGCAACATGCTGCCTGATTTGTGCGACGAGGACTGGCTTTATCGCCATGCGCGCATCAAGCGGTGCCCACGAAAAGATGCTGTTGCTGCTTCGGGGTTTATCCGCTGGGATGGGCTCGGCGGTACCCCGACTCTACCAGCCGGCACGCAGATTCAGCGTGATGATCAGGTTACTTATACCACCACCCAAACCGTTAAAGCTTCCGGCGGTCTGCTACGTGTGCCGGTTGTTGCTGATGTGGCAGGGAGGACCGGGAATACTGACGACGGCATTGCGCTACGCCTGGGCACGCCGATTAGCGGTATTCCATCCACCGGGTACGCCGACTCGTTGAACGGTGGGGATGATGTGGAGGAACTGGAGACGTGGCGTGCGCGCGTGATGGAGCGCTATTACTGGATCCCGCAGGGTGGCGCTGATCCTGATTACATCATCTGGGCGAAAGAGATTACCGGAATTACCCGAGCATGGACGTTCCGTCATTATCAGGGGACGGGTACCGTTGGCGTTATGGTTGCCACTAGTGATCCCGCTAACCCGGCTCCTGCCGATGATGTTGTACAGGCGGTGCGTGCGCATATTCTGCCGCTGGCCCCTGTTGCCGGCGGCGGCCTGTTTGTCTTTGCTGCAACTGAGCATGTTATCCCGATGACAATTGCGCTGGCAAAAGACACACCTGAAATCCGCACGGCGGTCACCGCTGAACTGAATTCGCTCATGCTTCGTGATGGTCAGCCGTCCGGGAAGGTCTATCTGTCGCGTATAAGCGAAGCAATCAGTCTGGCTACAGATGAAGTGGCACATCAGATCCGCTCTCCGACGATTGATATCGTGCTCGGGAAAACCGAACTGCCAGTGCTGGGAGAAATCACCTGGGAAACCTACAAGGAGGCGACTGAATAGCCATGGCGCTGAAAGATGAGTACACGCGACTGCTTTACCATTTGTTGCCAGCCGGGCCAGCATGGGAGGGAAAGAACCCACTTATCGAGGGTCTTGCTCCCTCACTAACCCGTGTTCACCAGCGCGCTGGCGCGTTAATGAAGGAAATCGACCCCGGCCAAACCACTGAACTCATTGATCGGTATGAAGGATTGTATGGACTGCCGGATTCCTGTGCTCCGGATGGTGTCCAGACGCTTCGCCAGCGCCAGCAGCGGCTGGATGCGAAAGCTAACGTAGCTGGTGGGATTAATGAACATTTTTATCGTGAGCAGCTCGATGCGTTGGGTTATACGACCGCCACGATTGAGCAGTTCCAGAATCTGGATAGCTCTCCGGACCCCGAATGGGGCGAGTTCTGGCGCTATTACTGGCGCGTGAATATTCCGGCTGACGCCAATATCTCCTGGCAGACTTGTACAAGTACCTGCGATTCAGCGATCAGAACGTGGGGTGACACCGTAGCGGAGTGTGTGATCGATAAGCTTTGCCCCTCTCACACAGTCGTAGTTTTTGCTTATCCGGAAGGAACAGAAGATGCATAGAATTGATACGTCCACGGCACAAATTGATAAATTTGGGCACGGTAAAAATGGTTTTACCAATGGTGATCCGGCTACTGGCCGCCGTGCCACAGACCTGAACAGCGATATGTGGGACGCAGTTCAGGAGGAGATCTGTGCTGTCATTGAATCATCAGGTATGGAGCTTAACAAAGAGCAGCACGACCAGCTTTATAAGGCCATCGTCAGTACTGTTACGTCAAAAATCCCTGATGCACTTATCCGTAATAAGAATCTGTCGGATCTGGTTGATAAGGCTATTGCACGCACAAATTTGGGGCTAGGGGAACTGGCAGTAAAAGGGATAGGATATATTTATGATTCTATATACCCGATTGGTGTTGTAACTTGGTTTGCTCAAAATAAAAATCCAAATACGCTGTTTCCTGGCACGAAGTGGAACTATATCGGCGAGAACCGGACGATAAGACTTGCAAGTGCAAACGGTAGTGATGTTATGGCTACGGGGGGCTCCGATTCGGTTAAGCTTGCTGTAGGCAATTTACCGGCGCATGGGCATGCCTTTTCTGCTAATACCAGTGGTTTTGATCATGGTACGAAAACAACAAGCGGTTTTGATTATGGCACAAAAACCACATCCTCTACTGGTAATCACAGACACAGGTCTGGCACAGAAGGTACTCTTAATGGTGGTGGTGGTCACACAACAGTTCCGCAGTTGAGTGGTGGTACTGCTACTTATACTGATAGTGTTGGCAACCACACCCATACAGTTGCGCTTGGTTCTCACAGTCATACAGTCGGGATCGGCGCGCATTCGCACTCTGTTTCAGGAACTACTGCAAACTCAGGTTCTGGCTCCGCTGTTAATGTTACCAACTCATTTATCAAGTTGATGGGCTGGTATCGCAGCGCGTGATTTGGCCCTTTTGGGGGAGGTTGCGAAATATACTAAAATACATTTTGTAATACAGTAACCTCCCTTTAAATAGTTCTAATCCATTAATGATTTCACCATTTTTGCCAACAAAATACTTACTTAAATTTCTTGTTATTAGTATCTTTCTTGTAAATTCAAGAGCATCAAACTCTTTTAATATAAGTGCCGAATTATCATTAATGTCGCAAAGTTTAAATATTATACTGTTTAAGCCATGAGTATTTATATGTGAGATAAGTCTCAATCTTCTACGATTCCATTTATCTATTGCTTCGGATTGGTCTTTGTAGTGAAGAAAGTGTATTGTGCATCCATTGATATCTGCAATAGGATAGTTAGTGGCATTACTTTTGAAATGTATATCTTTTAACTCAATGGATACATTAGACTCTAGGTTATTTATGAATTTAATATAATCATCAGGTAGCAAATATAATCCAACAAAAGGAGTGTTATATTCTCTCTTTACGATTGAATACAATCTATTCCCCCAGCAATTATTGGAGATTATGCAGAATTCTTTGTTTTTTAAAAGAAGATAATCTAGTCTTTTGGATATGAAGCTAGATAGTTTGATTACTATTTTTTGGGAAAAATACACATCTCTCTCCTGTTTTTTTTCCGCTTTCCCCATGAACCGGGTAACATCCACCAGTACTCATACCACACGTGCATAATCGGGATTTTCCAGCCAGTTATCCAAGCTGGTTGCTTCCGGTACTGCTTCTACTTACACCAGTAACTCGATATTTACGCCGATAGCATCGCGTACCCTTTCGATAGCGTTCTGATAGTTATCGCCGCAGGAATATCAGGTATAAGAACACCGAAGGATGAGTCGCCTCTATCAATAGCAACAGAGTATAACATTAAAACCCCTAGTATTGATGTGGTCAAGTTTTTATGGGGTGATATGAGCTATTTTTTGCTAACGGACTTTACCTCCATTAGTCGTAAAGTGGTTATCAAAACTCTGCGTAAACTATACAAAATCAGCTTGTTATGATGTAGGTAAAAGTGGTTGATATGGTTGCATAAAAATCATTTAACTCCTTTAATTCAGTTAATTAGGCTTGATTGCTAAAACTACTGCAATGATCCCTCTGCTAGAACGCGCAGTAAAGCTAGGTATGGCTACGGATCAAGAGATTGCATTCTTTAAAGCATGGGAGGAATATAGTGTTTTATTGATGCGAATTGATCTCGTGCAGGCTCCAGATATCGAGCGGCCTGTAAAATCTGTGTGATTTACAGGTTCAAACAAAAAAAAAGCCAGCGCTGGCTAAGGCTGGCTTAAAAAAATTCCGCTACTAAAAGCGGTAAAAATTGTTAAAAAAACAATAAGCACTAGACAGGTAATGGGCAATAAGGGTAGGAGCCTGATTGCTCAGAACATAATAGTGTCGTCAGATATATATTCAAACTGTATTGGCGTGAGTGAGAAAATGCTGCTTAATTATAAATTTCGGATTCCTCTGGGCTCAGGCAACTATACTTCAATCTCTCATCTGGCTTGATTATGAAGTGAATGCTGATGGTTCTGTACTGATAAAAACCTATCACCGGACTCATCCGGACGCCCCAGCGTTTGCCCGCAACCTGATTGGAACGAAAGACGATGCCGGGAACTTTACTGAAACAGTGCTGAATGGCGAGCCGATCGATATCCCGGATGATGTATTTATCTCGGTTCGCGATGAAATGCCGGCTGACTCTGTTTACAACCGGAGCTTGCATGAGCGCGGGGATGAGAGCTAATCATGATTTTGTCCATTTTTTTTTGATAAGCTTGGTGCAAATCAGCCAGAAAAAAAGTACACAACATGAGCCAGTTAACGTTACATGAATTCGCATCGATAAATTGTAAACTGAAAGATATGAGCGACACATGGTCAGATTTATGGGTTCTTCTGCATGTCTTACCGGTCGGCATTGGTAGGGTGGTCAGTCTGCGTTACGGTAACCTTATAGGTGACTCCCTTGTCGTGGAGGCGAACGGAAGATTTGAAGAGAAAACCCTATCTGTACCAGCCGTTGTTCGCCACATTGTACAGAGGCGCAGGGACAAATATCCCCACGATGTTTACGTTTTTCAGAGTCACTCCAACCGGGTCAAATTTCAGCAAAGGCCAGTAACAGTTATTGCATTCAACCAGGCATTGAAGATTGCCTCCAAAGGAGTGACGGATAAGGTGGTGAGCAGCAAAAGTGCGCGATGGTAG